CAACTAATTTTAGCAACTAATTTTATGGTTGTCTATTTTTGGTCCGGTCCTATATTTTTTTTTATGGTGATAGCTATGGTGCTTCACCTAGACCGTAGAAAGGGTCCACGTCATGCTTAATACTCAAAACACAACAAAGTCCTCCAAGGGTGTTAGCCTAGCTAAGTCAGCCAAGGCGCCTGTCGTTGCCACTGCTCCAGTTCCAGACGCTCCGGCGGAAACGTTTACTTTTGTAAACGGTCAGCCCATCACCAAGGCGTCGCTTGTCCAATGGTGCAACGCAAACGTCGGCGGATGGTCCATGGCTAATCTGGACAAGGTCAAGATCAACGTGCTCCCGAACGTTAACATGTCCGGCAATGCGGACCTATACAAGGGTCACCGTCTCCCGTTCGGATACGGCAAACTGGGCGGAGCCCGTGCAATGTATCAGGACGCCTTGCTCAATGCTCCTACCCTTGGCGCGTTCATGAAGTCCGTCGCAGGTAAGCAAAAGGGATATAATGAGTTTTCCAGCGCGCATTGCACCCTTGCCCTCCTGAACGGCGGATATGGTCCGCTGTGCCGTGCAGGTTACTGGGGCACGCCTTTTATCTCCCTTTCCGTAGCGTAAGTCCTTAACCTAACGTAAACCGTCGGCCCGCGTTGCATTGCAACGCGGGTCTTTTGCATTGCACAATGACGACAATCAATGTCGGTATTTTTTATCGGTATTTTTTATCGGTATTTTTTATCGGTATTTTTTATCGGTATTCGCCTCGTCGGCTCGTCCTCTTCTAGGTACCCTGAGTCCGGTCCGCGAACTCGATTCGTTGACGAGGATCGCGACCCCCCCTTTCTTAGGCCCTACGTTTACACCAACACCTAAAACCAGATTTTTCACTGTTCAATAGCAAAATTCAAATTTTATAACCCCCTAAATGAGAAAAACGTCTTAAGGTACCGGGATTGCCCCACATTGATATATTTGTTAATGATCAGTGATCCATGGTTCGCGGACGAAAGGCCCCATGCAAGATCTTGTATCCCAGTTACAAAATGTGCCCCGCGAAAAGTTGGTGGAGCGTTTAAAGGCTGAACAACGTTTAGTGAAACTTTCGCAGCGCGATAAGGCCCGTGAGCATTTCTTGGATTTTGTAAGGGCTGTTTGGCCCGGATTTATAGCGGGCCGCCACCATAAGATTGTTGCCGAAAAGTTTGAGGCTATCGCAAGGGGTGAGTTAAAGCGGTTGATTATCAATATGCCGCCCCGCCATACGAAGAGTGAGTTTGCGAGTTATTTGTTTCCTGCGTGGATGGTGGGCCGTAACCCCATGATGAAAATCATGCAGGCGACGCATACGGCGGATTTGTCTATTGGTTTTGGCCGAAAGGTTAAAACCCTTATGGAAATGGGCGATTACCAAGACATATTTGATGTGCGGTTAAAAAGCGATAGTAAAGCGGCGTACCGTTGGCAGACTGATGTTGGTGGTGAGTATTACGCGGCGGGTGTGGGCGGTAGTATCGCGGGCCGTGGTGCAGATTTGTTTATTGTAGATGATCCTCACTCCGAGCAAGATGCTATGAGCCCCGCTGCCTTGGAAAATGCATGGGAATGGTACCAAGGTGGTCCGCGCCAACGTCTCCAACCCGGAGGCGCGATTGTGGTGGTTATGACTCGGTGGTCCGAGATTGACCTTACCGCAAAGTTGTTGAAGCAAGCCGCCAACGACCCAAAAGCTGACCAGTGGGAAATAGTGGAGTTTCCTGCTATTATGCCTAGTGGTGACCCCCTATGGCCTGAGTTTTGGAAATTAGAGGAGTTGGAAGGGGTCAAGGCCAGTATTCAGCTTAGCAAGTGGCAGGCGCAGTATATGCAGGCCCCCACGGCTGATACCAGCAGTATCATTAAACGTGAATGGTGGCGCAGGTGGCAAAGTGAACATATTCCTAAATTGCAGTACGTAATGCAAACTTATGATACGGCTTTTCTTAAAAGTCAGACGGCGGATTTTAGCGCCATACAAACATGGGGGGTGTTTTACCCAACCGAGGATAGTGCACCAAACATCATTCTTATGGATGCCAAGCAGGGGCGGTGGGAATTTCCTGAACTTAAACGTATCGCAATGGATGAGTATAAGTACTGGGAACCCGAAACAGTGTTGATAGAAAGTAAAGCGGCAGGGTTGCCCCTAACCCAAGAACTACGGTCCATGGGCATTCCTGTTGTTAACTTTAGCCCTAGTAGGGGTAATGATAAGCACAGCCGCGTAAATGCTGTAGCCCCGTTATTTGAAAGTGGTATGGTCTGGGCACCTGAGGCAAGTTGGGCCGATGAAGTTATAGAACAATGCGCGTCCTTTCCTTTTGGCGAGCATGATGATATGGTGGATGCGATGACGCAGGCACTCATGCGTTTTAGGCAGGGTGGATTTATTACGCATCCAGAGGATTACGTATATGAACGGGGTGACACAACCGTTCGGAGGATCTACTACTAATGGCTAAAAGTCCGTACAACAATGTTGAGCGCCCCGCCGTTTCATCCATGTTTCCGGTTAACGGTCAGATTGACGAATATCCCGTTAATGACCTCTACGAGGTGGATAATACTTCAACAGAAGAGGTGTTGCCCGTTACCGAGTCTGAAGATATGTCTGCGCCAACTGATGTCGAAATGATGGATGATGGTAGTGCCGTTGTTACCATAGGCGAGGAAACGCCCGTTACAATCAGCTTGGGTTTTGGTGACAATTTAGCCAATGGTTTAACAGAGCAGCAGTTAAGTACCATAGGTAGTGACCTTGTTTCATTGATCGAGGACGATGATGCAGGCCGTGAAGAATGGCGTAAAACCTACGAAGAAGGTTTGACCCTACTCGGTTTGAATTATGAAGATCGTACTGAACCGTTCCAAGGGGCTACAGGGGTAATCCACCCCATTTTAAATGAGGCCGTGGTGCAATTTCAGGCACAGGCTTACAAAGAACTGCTGCCTCCTGGAGGGCCAGTACGCACACGTATTTTGGGTAAATCAACACCCGAAATTGAGGCACAGGCCAATCGCGTAAAAGACTATATGAACTACGAAATAACCGAGGTTATGGAAGAGTTCGACCCCGAATATGATCAAATGCTCTACTTTGTAGGGTACGGGGGCAGCGCATTTAAAAAGGTTTATTACGATGGCACATTAGGGCGGGCTACCAGCCCTGTAATCATGCCCAAAGATTTGATTGTGCCATACGGCTCAAAGGATCTGTTGACAGCTGAGCGTGTAACGCATGTTATCCGCATGACCCGTAACGACCTTTTGAAAATGCAAAAGGGTGGGTTCTACCGCGATATTGACCTGCACGAGCCCAGCCAAAGCGAAATTGATGTAATAACTGAGCGGCAGGATCAAATCAGCGGTATTGAACAAACAGCTCTTTCAGAAGAATATGTTCTTTACGAATGCCACTGTAACTACGACCTTACATTTAATCCGCAAAAGCCCGACGATGAAAACATCGCGGTGCCTTACATCATCACACTGGAAAAGTTATCCGGTAAAATACTTTCTATTCGCCGTAACTATAAGGAAAGTGACCCCCAACGCCGTAAGAAACAGTACTTCGTGCACTACAAGTTTCTTCCAGGATTGGGGTTCTATGGCAGTGGCCTTGTGCATTTGCTCGGCAATCTTAGCCGCAGCAGCACATCACTGTTACGACAGTTGATCGATGCGGGTACGTTAAGCAACCTTCCGGGAGGGTTCAAGGCTAAGGGCTTGCGCATCCAGGACCAAGATTCACCGATTCAACCCGGAGAATGGCGCGATATCGACGCTCCCGGAGGCGACCTCCGCCAGAGCTTGTTGCCTCTGCCCTACAAAGAGCCAAGCGCAACCCTGTATCAACTTATGGGTTTTTGTGTCACCGCAGCTGAAAAGTTTGTCGGCACTACCGATTTAGGCATGGCCGAAGGCAACCAAGAAGTACCCGTCGGCACCACAATAGCTGTATTGGAGCGTGGCGCACGAGTAATGTCAGCGGTGCATAAGCGGTTGCACTACGCTCAAAAGCAAGAGTTGCGGTTATTGGCACAGGTATTTGCTGAGTACACTCCGCCCGAATATCCCTACGAAGTGTACGGTGCACAACGTAACATCAAACAGAGCGATTTTGACGAGCGTGTAGATGTTATTCCGGTAAGTGACCCTAACATTTTCAGCATGACACAGCGCATAACTCTTGCGCAAGAGCAGTTAAAACTGGCTATGGCTGCCCCCGAAATGCACGACATGCACGAAGCCTACAGGCGCATGTATGCGGCGCTCGGCGTACAGGACATCGATACAATTTTAAAGCCCGCCCAAAAGCCTATGCCAATCGGCCCTGCACAAGAAAACGCTGTTCTGTTGGCGGTACCTAACGGGGCCAAGCCACCACAGGTTTTTGCAGAGCAAAACCACGTTGCGCACATACAAACACACGCAGGGTTGATGCGTAGCCAGTTGGTACAGGCTACTCCGGGAGCGTTGGCTGCGGTCATGGCGCATATTTACGAGCACATCGGTTTTGCGGCGCAACAACAAGTACTGGCAGGACAACAAATTCCGCCAAATCAGCAACTTCCGCCACAAGCACAGGCGCAAATTGCTCTTGTTGAAGCAGAACTAGCCCAACAAGTCTTTGGCGGTGAGCCTACCGCCCCGCAAGATCCGTTAGTGGCACTTAAATCACGTGAATTGGACCTTCGTGAGCAGGAAAATTTGCGTAAAGGCCAAGAAGCCGAGCAAAAAATTGCTTTGGATGCGCGTAAGTTGCGTGAAAAGCAACAAATCGATCTTGAGCGTATACAAACCACCGAAGATATTGCTACAATGCGCGTAAACGCACAACTTATGAAAAACGGGTTGATGTAAAATGGAAATGTATGACGGCATTGAGCGTATTTTAGCAGACCGTAAAGCCAAGCGGATGCGTTTTGCTTACGGTGGTGACGTACGCGCAGGTGATAGTGTCGGGGGTTACTCCGGGGATACAGGTCGGTTTAGTGGCAGCAGTTACTCTGGCGGCTATTCTGGTCCAGTTTCACGCTCCGGTATGGAAGCCACTCAGCGTAATGTTGAATCTGCACAGGCAGCACAAGCTACAGGTGGTGGGCGCGGAGCAGTAGAAGGTCCGGGTGAGCGTGCCGCTGCGCAAGCTAGCCAAGAAGCAGCACAACGTGCAGCTACGCGGGCCGCGCAAGATGCCGCCGTAGGCGCTGCAATACGGCAACAGCAACAAGCAGACCAACGCTTTATGGCTTCGCAACCTGCGGGTGGACCACGGACAAGGGGTACCCCCACTCGTGGTGTTGAGCAAGCCCAAGCAGAAGCACAAGCCCAACGTGCCCAAGAACTCTACAACCGTAATGTAGCCCAAAAGATTATGGGTGTTGAAGTCGGTGGGCAGAAAAACATTTTTAACGCCAAGGCAGCAACTTCGTCAGCTACAGGGCCTGGACAGTTTACTAAAGACACATGGCTAAGAACCATTGAAAAGTATCGTCCGGATATTTTGCGTACATACGACACCAAAACAGTTTTGGGCATGCGCTCAACTGACCCACAGTTGGTTGAAAGTATGCTCACGCGTTCGGTAGGCGACTACTCAGACACATTGGTCCGTAACGGTATTGCCCCTACTGAAGGCAATATGTACATGGTCCATTTTCTGGGTTCGCGCGATGCCTTAAAAGTTCTTAAGGGTGACCCTAACCAAGCCGTTGATTCTGTTGTTAACCCTGCTTCAGTACAGGCCAACAAAAGTGTTTTGGAAAACAAAACGGTTTCGGATGTTACGGGCTGGGCTAATAGGAAAATGGCTTCGGCGGAGCCTATTGCCGTAGCTTCCATGACGCCCCCTTCCGCAATGGGGTATGGTCCGCTTGATTCTATCACTAGTGAAGTAAACAAGATTTTTGGCAAAACCTCAGCGCCTTCTACTGGCGGTATTATGTCAATGCGCACGGCGCAGGCTGTACCTTCTACAATGACGGATGCAACCACTGACGTAGTTGAGCAAGGTGCAGCGGCCCCGCAGTCTACGGGTGCTACATTTGACTGGGCAAAAGGTTCATGGTCCTGGGATAAGGAAGACCCCTCCCGTAAACAAAATCTTTACCAGCAGCCTAACCCGTTTCTAGGGGCAAAAGCGCCTAATTCTGTAACGGGCGATACCCCCGAATCTTACGCAAAAACTATGGGTATACCTGTTGATCAGGTGAAGTCTAGAATATCTACAATGAATGGGATACCTCAGGTAGAGTTCTATCAAAAAGAACTTACCGATATTCCAGCAGAAATGGTTTCTGGGCTTTTTGGCGGGGTAGCAAGTTTGTTTGCCCCCAAGCAAGAAGTTGGCCCTAATAAAGGTTATGCGCCAGCGGCTACTACTTCTGTAAAGGGGTACGGCCCGTATGGTGACTTAACTTTAGAGCAGTACAATCAGCAATACGGTGGGCGCGATGGGGGTGTGGCTTCTATTATGCCTACACCTGAGCAACAACCCGTAGCGCAAAACGTTGTGGCTGAAACGCCTGCTGCAACGCAACAAACTGCGGCGGTACCGCCTTTCATGTACACCGGAAAAGTCAGCACGGTTCCTACTACGTATAGCAGTGGAATTTATCAAGTGCCGCAAGTATCTACGGGCGCTATTCAAAACGCGCTTTCTCTTTTAAATAGACAACCGTTCTATGCTGGCTACCAAACCGTTTAGGAGTTAAATTATGAAACAGTCTGAGCCTAAAGTTGAAACTTCTCAGAACATTACTCGCCAAGGCACTGTTCCGCTTGCACAGCAAAGCAACGTAGCGGTTCCTGCGGCAACCAAAGGCCGTATGAAAGTTCGTGGATACAGATCGGAAGAGCG